AAGCGATTTTCTGTCATTGTTTTAAATCCCCTTCAGACAAATGCTTGGAGAAAAGGAACAGAAATTAGAAAACGTAAGACTGATTCCATTGACGCAACCTTAATTGCAGACGTGATTCGCTTTGGACGATTTACAGAGACACCTTTAGCTAATGAAACCATGCTGGCATTAAAACAATTGAGTCGTTTCAGAAGCTCCCTTGTACATAGCGTGAGTGATTTAAAACGAAAAGCTATTGTGGTATTAGATCAGACATTTCCGGAATACCATACGGTATTCTCTGATATTTTTGGCAAAACATCTGCCGAAGTTTTAATGGAATATACTACCCCTAGTGATTTTGAACATGTCTCCGTAGATCAATTAACTGAAATGATGGAAAAAGCTAGTCGCAAGAAAATTGGCGAAAATAAGGCAAAACATCTCCTTCAAATCGCTTCACAATCCTTTGGTGTGACATTTTGTAAAGATGCTTTTTCTTTTCAATTAAAAATGTTACTCGAACAAATTAAATTTATTGAAGAGCAAATTAAACATTGTGAACAACAAATGGGTGAGTACTTAGTTGAACTGAATACCCCTATCACGACCATCCCTGGAATTGGCTCCATTTTAGGAGCCACTATTTTAAGTGAAATTGGTGATATTCATCGTTTTGATAAACCCGCTAAACTTGTTGCTTATGCAGGAATTGATGCCTCTATCTCTCAATCAGGGCAATACGAAGCATCGAAAAGTAGCATGTCTAAACGCGGTTCCTCTCACCTTAGACGGGCATTATTTCAAGCCGCCATTTCAGGATATCGGAGCGATCCAGTTTTAAAAGCCTTTTATGAAAAAAAGAAAGCTCAAGGAAAACATTATTACGTCTGTATTGGAGCTGTAGCTAGAAAGTTGTGTTACATTATCTATGCCGTTCTGAAAAATAATAAACCTTACGAGATTCCTCATCATACACCCGAAAGATAACCTTTTCATTTTTTTAACTTCTTAAGGTTTATTTGGTTTGCCTTTTTTCTGAAACAACATCAAATATTTTCATTGGATTTCACCCTTGACTTTTCATAGTTGGTCTTCTGTAAAAACCCTCCATTAGCTTTTGCCAATTGATATTCATCTGCGATTTCAATAGATACATGGTTTAAGTCAACACGATGTTTATCACCGTATTCCCCAATCCCGTCCATATCCTCCAGTTCCAGCACCTGATTAATTGAAAAAGCACCAGCATCTAACATAATTTTGTAGAATTCTGCTCGTGATTTAGAATCAGCACGTAATAAGCTTGTTAGGTTAAACTTCAAGTAATATCGTTTTTGCTCATGAAACGAAAAAGATTTATAAGAAAACTCTTCCTCATACTGAATAAGAATTGGACTCAATGTATTTTGAATAAAATCCAACGCTTGTTGCTCGATATTGGAGAAAGTAGCACGATCTAACTCATTAATCATGTGCAACGGAATATTAAATATATTTGCAATCTCACCTTTATCAAATTTCATACCTTCAATAAATTGAGCATCTTTTAAAGGCATACCAACCTTCTCAAATTCTAAACCAGCATCTAAAATAGCAATTCTTTGCGCATTATTTAATCCTGTATTTGCCTCTTCCCATGCATCACGAAGTACTTCTTTCGCCTCTTTACCAAGGGCTTGTTGCGTTTTTAATATCCCACTATGCGCTGCACCGTTTGTAAAGAACTTACCTTTAAACTTTTGTGCCGCCTGTGAGCTACCTATTGATTCTCTTGCAATCTGAATAGGTGGTTTACCCTTCAAACCATCAGTAGACAATGTAGTAAGATGAATTATGTCATCATCAGGTATTTTTATAGGTGTACCATCTGGAAGACTAGTGAAATACCATAACTTATTTGTCTTTAAATCAACAGTTGGAGTTGTAACAGCTGGATTTAATACCCACAACTCTTTCGGTCTGCCATCCACACCCCAATGGATATTGATATAAGCATTCCCCCATGTATTACGATGTGTTTCAATTAAATGTTTGAATTTAAATGGACTTTGATAAGGATTTGGTCTTCTTTCTAGAACAAATGACACTTGATGCGCCTTATCCCGTTCCCTACCCTTCGCTGTCTTTTTAAACGTTTGAAAAGGTAGCATCGCAACACTATTTGCAAGGATATTAATACACCGATAAACCGTCGGAACACCTAAAGAGGACTCAACCGTTACCTTTTCACCACTTGCGGCTTGATATCCAAATAAACTTTTAAACCAAGGAGAAGGAGTTTTTAAATCTGTCGTATCCTGATTTCTAAATAACTGCCGAAAAATCAAAAGTTTCACCTCCTTTCTATCTTCTTATCACCACCACCCCCAACATTGTGAGAATAATCCCTAACAGATACCATCCATAAATCGGATTAACAAAAAAAGTCGTCCCTACAATAATGGACAACCCCGAAATCAATAGAATATCTTCTAAAATACTTATGAAAAATAATAAGAATCGCATGTGATTCCTCCTAGAATGAGAAATCTTGACTTAAAATATAGGAATTTAAGTCCACCTCACCAGAATTAAGCATGCATCGAACATGCGAGTTAATTACAGCCGCTATCGGATCAATTCTTTCTGTTGTTTTTGACTTGTCCAGCATAATATTTTCGTTCGCATCCTGTTTTGTTATAGCATTACTAGTTGCCCAGTTCAGCACAGGGTTGTTATTATGGATGACATTCTTTTGATACACTTGTTCACGAAAATCCTTAGTAGGGCCTGATAAAGTCGCCATCCCTTGGCGTATTTCTATCATGGTATACCCCTCTGTCTCCATGTCTTGCATAAATTGCGTTGCATTCCAAGGATCAGCACATATTTCTTTAATCTTAAATGTATGATCTTTTTCCATATTTCTAATATGCGTTTTAATATATTCGTAATCAACTACTGCACCAGGTGTTGTTGTGATCCATTTTTGTTGTACCCACAGATCATAAGGGACTTTATCCGTTTTTCTCTTTTCAGCTAACGTATCTTCTGGCATAAAGCTATGACTAATTACGATATACTTATCATCCTTTTTAAATTCAAATGAAATACTTGTTAAGTCAATTTTTGCTGATAAATCGACACCTACTGTGCATTCCAACCCTTTTAATTCGGATAATTCCACCGTTTCTTTGCAATCTTTCCATTTTTGCATATCCATGTAGCCATTTTCTTTCATATCCACCCATCTATTCATGTTTTTCGTGAGATAATTACGCATTTTCTCAGGTACATCAAGGGCTGATTGAAGTTCTCCCTTTAAGAAAGTACGTCCTTCTTCATAACTACATAGAATTGGGTTTGCTTTCTCCCACACTTCTGGATTCGTAATCTCATCATCTTTATCTAACTCATTAATCATTACAAAGTATTCTTCGTTTTCAATATCAATATTAGGGTCCAAAATCTTAGAAACATATTGATACTCCACACGATAGCAAGGATAGCTCAAATTGAAACCAGCTGTCGTAATAATCATCATGAGTGGATTCGGACGAGCGCCCGAACCTGAAACCAGAACATCATAAATTTCAGAAGTAGGATGCGCATGATACTCATCAATAATCCCGCACTGAACATTCAGTCCATCACCAGATTTCCCAGCATCTTTTGAGAGCGCGGAAATAAAAGAATCCGTTTTAAGATGCTCAATTTTCCCATACGCAATATTGAACTTTCCTTTTAAATCCTCACACCCATTCATTTGCGCTTTAATTTCATTCCAAACAATTTTACTTTGCTCCGTTTTCGTAGCACCAACATAGACTTCCGACATATTCTCACCAAAGGCCATTGCTTCATAAGAGCCCACACACGCTAAAGATTGAGACTTTGCATTTTTACGTCCAACTTGCCAATACGCCTTTTTAAACCGACGTAACCCTGTATTACGATGAACCCATCCATAAATATTGCTAAACACAAAAATTTGTATCGAATGCGGTTCAATTCTCTGACCTGCTAATTTTCCTTTTGTATGTTTAAAAAGAGACATCCACTTTAAGAAACGAAGCGCTTTTTCCTCCTTAAAAACATATGGAAAATCTTCAGAACCTTCACGTTCAATATCTCTTAAAAATCGTTTACAAGCCTGTTTATGCTTCTGACAAGCAACAACTTCACCATTCAATACATCATCACAGTAGTCCAACATCCATTGTCTGATCATGTTATACGTCAAACTCCTTTTCTACATTTGTTTTCGGACCTTGTTTACTATTTGGAATGACAATTTTCGCTCTTGCACTCGGTGTAAGACCAAACTCAACAGCCAAAGCCTTCATTTGCTCATGCAACTGCTTCTTCTTTGTAAGTAGTGGATGTGGAACTTTATTGGTTTCAGCTGCCTTATTGGTATATTCAACAAGAAGTCCTTCTTCTCGGATAATTTTGGTGCATTCAACATAGTCAGAATAAGCATCGCAATACGTTGCTAATGCATTCACATCTATGTTTGTAATAACATCTAGCTCCAGTAATTCACCAGCAATCCTCCTAAACTCTTTCTTGGCAACTGAATCTAACCACGTTGGTGGCTTTACCTTGTCTTTTTTTGCTTGTAACTGTTTTTCAGCTTTTAATCGTTGTTCAATTTCATCTTTTGTCAATCGATTTGTATTACCTTCTAATAAATGCAAATGAATCGGCTTCGCTTTCCTTCCTATGCGAACCACCTCCCTCAGCTGAACCCCCTTTTATGGAATAAAACGAACTTTTTACACGGAAAGCTAGGCGGCGGTCTCCAAGGAACCGCCTTTTACTTTTTACACGGGGGTGTTTTTTGTCCGTTTTCAAGACAAATTTATCCGTGTTTTTATATAGATTCAATGTTATCCTTATATTTGTAACTTGTAAGTTACATGCAGTTTCCCTAAACAAGTATCCTGGAGGCCCTAGACTCATCCTAGGGCCTTTTCCCGTTTATCTAGCATGATATACTGGTACGCTTGCTTCCCTTTCTTTTTAGTTATCTTCTGTATTTCTTCTCGTCTTCTTTTGTTTTCTTGTTATGACAAGCATGACAAAGTGTTTGTAAATTATTTGAATCTAACCGCCTTAGCCAATCCACAAGCAACGGAATGACATGATCTACTACATCTCCTATCTTAATAATGCCCTTCCTTCTACACTGAACACATAATCCATAATCTCTACGATAAACAAACTCACGCATAACTCTCCATGGTTTGGAATTATAGAATGAACGTGAGCTTTTGTTTCGAATATGTTTGTCATAATATCTTACGGTTTCTTTTTCCTTTGCGATATGTTTAGCACAATACTTATCCCGTGTTAGTTCATTGCAACCTAAGGACTTACACGGCTTAAATGGTTTACTTGGCACCTGCCATCCTCTTCCTCCATCATTGCATCTCATCCTCAACAGCAAGATTCTTTTTATTAATCCGTTCATGCACTTGATTATAGCCAATTGACACTTACGAATTTTATCATTCACATATGCAGCAACATGCTCATGGCCACAATGAGGACACGTGAAGTAACACTTCTCAATACGATTACAAATCTGCGCTACGTGTGGTTGCATCTCATAAGTTTCATTACAGCTAAAACAATAAACTTGTATCTCCCCTCACTCCTTGTCCTTCAGAAATTCATCCACCGTTTTACTTAACACACTAATCATCGCTTCTCTGCATTGCTTTGGTGTCATATCATCACTTATTTCATTATGCAAAAATACGGCTTTTTCTAATTTCTGTGGATGAATATGTTCCTTGACTAATTCCAACCCCAGAATGTTATTAATTAACTTACCAATAATAACGGTTTGTTCTTGTTTATTTAGTATCATTTGTTCTCACTCCTCTTCAAAAATAAAGTATCCATATGGATACTTTCACTCTAAATCCTTATTTATTTTTTCAATTCTAAATACTGAAGGTATATGAGGTTGCATTCTTATATTAGACTCTTCAATCGCTACTATATACCGCGGATTTAAAGCAACTTGCATTTCGTTTCCTGTTTCCACATCTATATGAGGTAACGCAACAAAAGTATTAAGAAATTCTCCCTCACCATTTACAAGTGTCTTTCCAATGAGGGAACCAAGCTGAATCGATACAATATATTCTTTCCCATTTGATAAAATAATTTTAGACAAACTGTCCATCCGTATCCCACCTCTCACTTTGTCAAAATAACCAATTTATCATATATTTTCTATATACTTTATATGCCCATTTTTCATATCTATGCCTCTTTCTATAAAAGTACATATGGACGTAAAAAGAGAGCAACCAAGGGAACGGCTGCTCTGGCATCATTTATATAGAAAGGAAGGTCTTTGGAAAAGCACTATCAATAAGTGTTGTCCGATGCTTCATTATATGCTTATTCTTAGAAAAAAGTTCTAGACAACACATTATTTTTGGTTTTAAAAACCATTTTTCTGCATATACTAAAAATGGTTGGAAAACTGACACTGTCTACTGTTTATTTCAGACCCTTAACTTAGTAAGCAGTTACAATCCATCTGTTTTCCTCCAACATTTCTTTCAGAAGGGTGAAGAATGCGAATGGGTATCCCTTATCCCAAAATTAACCTACCACACATCTATATCTTTGCATTCTTCATTCCTTCATATATCTCTTACCGCCTACATCCATCACCCCATTATAAATCCTATAAAAAAGAGCACCTCAATAATAAAAGTGCTCTCTTCTAGTACAACTTGTACTGCATGTACTTATTATTAAAAAATTACCCTAAAAACTTAATCTAACATTATGTATTATTTAGCCCCTCTTTCAACCGCTAAGCATATATGTTTAACTTTCCCGGTTATACATTCATGTCTAAAACTTAGCGGCTGAAAGAAGAGCAAAAGCTCTTCCAAATTACAATGGATGCCCGTAAATCTGCTTATACATATATGGTAAAAGTGGTTTCCGCCATCATTTACCTAATCTAAAATACCATACAATTCCATATTAAACTATCTATTTTTTGTCCTTTATTAAAGAACATTTCCCCACCCTCACTACGATACCTACATGTTAAAATACATATACCCTAATTAAATTTCTGCGAGGACATAAAAACTCACTTGTCCTCCTACTCACTTACAGAGCTACATGATTTGTCTTATACAGACCATGTAGCTCTCTTTTTTATAGCAACCTATAGGCTTATCTTGCACATTAGCATTCTGCGAGAACATACAAAAAAATTATAATTTTTTAATAACTTTATGCCTATTTTTTCTTTTCCTCATTACATATAAAAATAATGATTATATTCTTATCACCATAATCTAAATTTCATCATATAATACTATTAATATAATTTACTTGTAAAGGATGAATAACTATGAAGCTCAAAAAATTCCTCTTAACTCTCTTATGTTGCTCATTATTCCTAATCATACCCCCGATTAGTGTGAGCGCTCAAGAAGGACAACCTATCATTTCTGATAAAAATAAAACGAATCCCTCTACCGCTCCTTTCTTTCCATCCACCCTTCGGAATTTCCAACCCCCCCACACACCATCACCGGCGAATCTTCCTCAACAACTTATCATCGTCCAAACCTCCGGCAACTATAATCAGCAAGAAGCCGCCAATATGATACAGCGTATTAACAACATTGATAGCAAAACTCTATATGCTCTTTACCATAAAAATATTCGTATTAAACTCATTAACTTTCCAATCACTTATTTACCCGAATATTCTTATTTAAGAGGACAAATCCCTAGAGGCTGGGGAGGTACAGGCTATACCTGGGACTCTGTTCCAGGTATTGGCGGGAATCCCGTTGTTGCTCGTATAGGGTATAGTAATTACGGTAATATGCATACTTCAATCAATCTTGAATTACACGAAACAGCTCACGCTATTGATCGTTATGTATTCCAAAACATTAGCTATTCACAAGAATTCTTAAGGATTCATAGTCGTGAATATAATTCCTTTTCCAACAGTTCTTATTACTACTATCCAGAGGAATATTTTGCTGAAGCCTATGCCTACTATTATTTGAATAGTTCTACTCATGAAACTTTAAAAACACGCGCTCCTTATACCTACGAGTTCATACAAAAACTACCTCTTCGTTTATAATTGTATCCATGCACATATTAGCAATACAACTCTTTTCCAAGTCATTCCTACCACATCAAAGATTCCCTGTTTACTCTAAACAAAGAAATCAGATGACTGAGTAACATTCTTTTTTGTAAACATAATTACTACACGAATTAGTATTTTTCTATATACAAAATAAAGAGCATCTTTCAAGATGCTCTTTCCATTCAACGGCTACATTCAATCTCGCACCATCGAAAACTGGTTTCGGATTTTAGATACCGTCATTATGAACCGTTTAGAATTTTAATAACAACATCGTGAGTTGTGTTTTCCGACACTTCCCACCATACAAATATAACACATTACTTCCAAAATAACCGACACATTTTCTGCCAAAAAGCGGCCACAACTCTGCCAGTGTTTTTCATAGTTCAAATTTTTCCACTGTATCTGTTACTTCTACTGGTACACCAAATATACTTTTTTTCATTTCTGTCATTTTCTTTTTAATAATCCAATGTGGATAATTCAATTCTTCTAAAATATCTCTAAAATAAGTTGGGTTCAACTTTAACATATCAGGATTTCTCCCCGTATTCCTTTTATATTTAATGATTACTTCTAATAGTTCTTCATTTAACATGAATCACAATTACCTCCCCTTACAGTATATATATATGTATATACACCATCCGATTTCTCGATACCTGCAGTTACCCATATTTTATATTGTGTGTAACTGAACCCTTCGCCAAATCCCTTGGTATCATTGGTTTCATTTCACTTTCTCTTTTGAGTTACACAGTACGAAATTTATGAGTAACTGTATAGATTTAAAAAGAAAAAGCCATGCTTAGATTTTAAATCTAGTCATTGCTTTATCCATTGCATCTTGGTTTACACCTATATAACGTAACGTGACCTTCTCTGACGAATGATTGAATATTTCCATGAGTAATGCTATGTTTTTCGTTTGCATGTACATATGATACCCGTACGTCTTTCTCAAGGTATGTGTGCCTATTTCATCTAATCCGAACTCTGCTGCCGCTCCACTTAGTATCTTATATGCCATACTACGACCGATTGGACGATTCCTACCCTGTCTACTTTGCAATAAGTACTCATTATCTTCTTTTTCTTCAATAAACCATTTAAGTTCTCTTTTCAGTACTATTGTAATTTGTATTCGTTTCTGCTTTCCTGTTTTCTTTTCCCTCATAGATATATGACTGCCCTTGACATCTCCTACCTTCAATTTCAAAATATCCGAGATTCTCAGGCCTGTATTGATTCCCATAATGAAGAGAATGTAATTACGTAAACTCTTTTCCTTAAAATAATCTTTTAGCTGCTGTATTTGCTCTGGATCACGTATTGGTTGAACGAAATTCATTATTCATTACCTCCAGTCTCTTCTGCCTCGTAAACTTCTAATCTAAGAGCAAAAGCTAAATTATAAAATGCTCTGGACTTCCAACGACGATATGTACGTTCAGCCATTCCAATCTCGTTATAAATCATATAGTCGCATACATCCTCTTCTTCTAAATAACGCTTATTAATAATATCCCTCTGATTTCTTCCCGCACTACCATTACCTAAGCGACTTAAAAACTGATCAATGCGGAATGAAATTAACTCCAGCCACTCTTCACGTTCACTTTGTTGTAGATTTGCTATCGCTACATCTTCTAAAGGTTTTCCAACTACATGCGTAGGCCCATGTTCTCTCATTTCATAAGAAGGAGTGACTTTCATTTCCTTACGAATCATTCCGAACTGTCTATATATACGTACACTTTCAAGAACACCTTCTAACTTCTCTTGTGTTGCTGCTCTATCAATTTTTGGTAAAAAAGATAATTGTTTCGTCATGCAAGACCACCCCTTTTTATTTTTTATTACTTTTGTCTTAACGCTCTAAGTCTACGTTCATAACGCAAGCCACGAATCCCTATTCATTCTTCAATTTCACGAATACTTAATTTTTATTTTTCACTTGTTTTCCCCACTCATGTAATTAATCCTTTAGTACCTTCCTTCCCCATTTCCCTTCCAAAATAAAAGAGGCCACCATTTCTTAAGACAGCTACAATTGCTGTTTTAAAAATTGGTGTCCTCTAGTTTTCTAGCCAGACTCTATTCAAATTCTATCTATTTCAAATAACCAGTTCGTACAAAAATATTCCTCCAAGCCTTATCAAACTGATATTTTTCCACTACCTTCGCACGACGCGCAATTGCTTTTCTAATTTTTCTTTTCTTCAAAGCTTTCATTCTTCTACCCTCACTTTACAATAGTATTTTCATTTTATGGTTTTAAAAACCATTTTTCTCCCTAATTAAGAATAAATCATTTAACTTCGAATATATTGTAAACATCTCCCCTTCAGGAGACATCCCATATTTAAGTCACCTTCGAAGTTGAGCACTTAGTTTTACTAACTTGCTCAACTTTGGTTATTTTAACCAAATTATTCGATTGTCATACATAAAAATACAATCAACCACTGCAAGGGGGAATTAATAATGAATGGTATTAAGCAAAGAAACTTCTTTACTAACAATACTGATTTTTACATTTTACTTGGTAATTATACAGATATTGTGAGCTACCATGAAACATGGGACGATGCCACAATAGCTTTAAGGTCTATCCATATCTCTGATAGTAGCTGGACTTCCATTTGGATTTTGAAGCCAGGCGAAATCCTTTCAGGCACTTGCATAACTGCTCCCTACGAGGAACATAGGAAGATTTCATACGGCTCATAAAACTCCCTCTAATTCGATTGAAAACATCATAGGTATTAAAGAAGCTGCTAAAGAAATTTTAAAAACAATAGATTCTCGATACAACTAGGCTTACGGCACTAAAATGAAAACCCTTGTCTTTCTACAAAAGGTTTATTTCGTTCAAGTTTTAAATTATGAGATCACTGTGGAGTGCACCTCCTATCTCTACTAGGTCCGATACAGTCACACCTAACAATTCATTCAGTGGCTCGCCAACACCTTCTTAAACAGGTTGGTTTTTGGTTTTTATTTTTGATTGCTTAATTTCTATCCGTCTATCTTTTTTAATTATCACCTCTCTTCGTTTGGTTTTAAAAACCATTTCTTACGATTTCCTTGTATAAAAAAACGGATTCATACGCATACTGTAAATACCTCCTTAAATCGAACTTTTTGTCATTTCAGTCATCCTTTTGTTTAAGCAGTTAGCTTTTGCTATCTGCTCTTTTTTGGTTTAAAGAACCATTTCTTTTGGCATGCATATACTGTCGCGACCCCTTACTTCCCTAACTATTTATTCATGTTCATAACTCACACACATAAACTTAGATAAATAGTTTAAGGTTCCATCAGTGTGCACCATGGAACAAGCCGTCATTTTTTACGATTTACTATCAATTACTTTTCTATAACGACTATAAAATATTCCGTTCCTCATAATGGTTATATGAAATGTTTGTAAGATTATTGCCCTGCTATTCCTTTTAAACACAATATCAACGCACTTTTATTCCACTGTAATTTAATCAAATTTGCTTTCATGATTTCTCTTTCTACTTAAACATGAACAATTTAATTCACCATATATTTTAAATATAGTCATCCCTTGAAAAAGGAGCTATCAATAATGAACAACTTTAAACAGCAAAGGATTTTCACTAACAATACAGATTTCCACATTTTATTTGGAAGTTATTATGATATACTCAGCTACCATAAAACATTGGATGCTGCTACAGTAGCTTTAAACTCTATTCTTGAATCTGATTATAAATGGCCATCCATTTGGATTGTGGCACCTGGTGAAACCAGTTTATGGCCTTATATAAAAGCAACTCCCGAGGAAAATAGCCGTACTTCATATGATTCTTTCACTTCGCTAAAAAACATCATAGGTGTGGCGGAAGCTGCTAAATTTTTAGGACGTTCCTCTCAAACAGTAAAAAATATGTGCGCTGCCGGCAAATTGCCTGCTAAAAAAATTGAAGGAAAGTGGATTCTCGATAAAGCTATACTTAAGTTCTTAAAATAAAAACGCTTACCTTTCTGTATAATGTGAGCTCGTCACTTCCATTATGATTAGGTAAAAAAAGCGCTTTCTCCCGAGCGCTCTTTTTCTGTTCAAATAAAAATTTTGTTAAAATTCCTACTTGCCTTTATTCTTTGATGACAGGCTCCATAATTCCAAATAAAGCATACTATATTAAAAATTTACTCGTAAAAATCTGATTACAACCTTTTAGATTTCTACACCTCATAAGACATTCATCTACCGTACTAAGGGTGCATATAAAATGCGCTCTTTTATTTATTATTAAATAAGAATTTTGTTTAAAATTCATTAACCTTATTGATTCCTTTGCATACATTACAATCACAAGGAATTCTATCGATTTCCCTAGGCCAGTTACCTTGTATTCCTTGCACACCTTAAGGGAAGAATCCGTTTATAACAAACGGGTTCTTTTATTTTTGGTTATAAAATAACTATTTTGTTTAAATTTCATCTTCGCTTTCTATCTTTATAAAATCGACTGATTCAGAATAATATCCGTTCGATTCACCTAACCAACGAAGTGTTACATATCCTTTGATTGTTGCTAATTTATAAAACGTCCAAGTGCTACTTCCCCAATCATTATCTGGACCATCTTGACTAACTTCTTCTGCCATTGTTATAGGCGAACCAATAAGATCATCTAAATCCCCGATAATTTCTTCAATTCCAACTGACTCGCAGCAATCTTGCTGGTGATACATCTTGTAAATTTCTCCATCAGAAGTATAGAACAACAATTCATCTGGAACGTCTTGTTTAATTTCTGTTAAAACTTTTCCTTCTAAAATATCAAATGATACATAATCCATTTCTCATCCACCCTTTCTATTCAAATAACGCTTTTGTTTAGTATTCTGTTGAAGCAATGATACATGGATTTGTAATATTATCTCGCTTTATTACCCATTCGAATGATCTTAAAACACACGTTTCTCCACCTCTATGAATTACTGGTTCGATTGTAGCTACTCGTTGCTCTTCGTCCGGCAATTCATCAATGCTGATATGCATTTTGTCTTGCAAACTAACTTCTCCAACAAAATCTTCTTCAATTTCCTCCCGATCTATGAATTCCTCATAAAAGTTTTTCGCTTCTTCTTCGTTCTTTGCAGCTACCCAATCGTAATCATTCATTTTAAAAACTTTCATCATATCTATTCCCCTCCGTTTTTATACAAAATTCAAATTTTGTCTTACTTTACATCGACACGTGCTTGACTTGCTTCTCGACTAAAACCGTCTGGATATCTTTTAGCTAATTTAGATATATTCATTTGAGCAATATCTTCTAGGGTATATCCCATTTCGTGGGACATAATGGAGATATAGTACATGATGTCGCCCAACTCTAACGCCAACTTATGTGTATTCCCGTTCTCTTCCCCTGGACAATGAGCTGGATCAAATCCATGACCATGAAAGATGGCTTTTTTTACGATATCAGCAACCTCACCAGCTTCTCCAGTAAGCCCTAATGCTGCATTTAAAACTCGTCCACCGAAATCGTTATTTGCATTCCAAGTACGTAATGTTGCTTCCTGATATTGATCTAATTCACAGATGTGATTAATATTCATTACAGCTTGTCCTCCCTTAGATTCACTAACTAATTTAGTTGTTGCATATATACCGTTTTCCATAGCTTTCATTTTCATCTACTCCCTTTAACTAATGTTTTTATTTTTCGACTTAGCTGGTGTTGTAGCTGCTTTTATCGGTTCCCATCCATAACTCAATCTAGATCTGAAAGTACTTACGCTGATGCCATTGGATTCGGCAATCTTAACAAGTTCCTTCCTATCAATTTGTTTACGCGTTGGAATACTTGCTGCATCTTTAGGATCCCAACCATTATTTACCCTGCTATAAAAAGTACTTGAATTGATTCCGTTTTCCGTTGCCAATTCCAACCACTTATTGCTTTTCCCTTCGTTCATATGCCAATATGTTCTTGGCGGTGTGGTCAATGCTTCTTGTAGTTCCCAACCGTATCTGTACATTCTCATGTAAAGAACTCTTCTACTTATACCGTTTGATTCAGCTTGCTGATATTCCTCATCAGTTAACCAACGATTGAAAGCCATCACTTTTCCTCCTAATCTAGCGCTAAAAATTCTGCCCTAGTACGATTCGAATGAGTTATCCTAATCTTCTGAATACCTTTTCCATGCTCTTCTATTGTTGCATTCCAAGCGTCAGTTTCAGTTTTAGCATCAAAACAATCCATCTTTTGCCGTTCCTCTTTATCGTAAAAATGGACCTCATAGCTTGGATTCAAAAACTTTTCACTGGTGCTTATCGCGTTGTAATTGAAACTACCTATAACATCATCGATTGTTAATTGCTTCATAATCGCATCCCCAGTTATTTAATTTTTTCTGTGATCGTAGTTGAAACACGATCAACTTTTCCACCCTGCCAAGTGATTACTTGTTCCCCGAATCCTGTTACTGGAGGATTCAGTGGCGTAACCTCACCATTCTTGACCACATAAATTTTATTATCAGTAACATCGATTTCAACTTTCGTAGGCTTCATACGACTGAAATCCCCCTTTTTCTTGTTAGCTAACTTTTTGTTGTTGATTCCGTTTCAACTCTTGTTTCATTGACTCGAATTTAATTAAGTACGCTTTCCAACGCTTATCGTTTTCTTCTTGCTGCTGTATTGCCAATTCACAATTACAACCTTTCGTTTCAATCACACCTGGATAAGTTTCTTTATGAATAATTCCTGTATCATGGCATAATACACACATGCTTATTCCTCCCTCTATAAATGCTTATATATCAACGGTTATAACCGCTATTGGGGTGTCAGAAAAATTTTTTCGACACTCTAGATTAACAATAATTTATATATATGTGAAACACTTACAGAACTTGGATACGCTACGCTGTTCCCACTGGATAAAACTGGTGGGAATAAACTGTATTTGATGCACTATGGAGCTCTACAAACTTATGATGACGTACCCTCCCATGTCTCTGAGCATCATGTGCCTACATTCCTTCGTTCGGTCTAATCATAAGGCAGAGGCTAACAAAACTCCCTAAGGGACTCAAGGTCAAATGGACGGAACTACGTCAGCTACTCCGTGTCATCGAATGAAAAGAAAGTAAACGTTATAATGCCCCTTCGAGGCTTGGGATATCGGCCAACATCCGCTGTGCATCAAATTCCACTTGTTTCGTACTAAGTGCATGTAATATTTTCAATAATTTCCCACACAATACAACGATAGATTGCTTTTTACGTAATGGGTTTTTAGACCTTGTCGTGTAATAAACATGTAGTTGGCGAAATGCTTCATTACACCGGACCATCGGCATCATAACACGGAAGAGAAGTGCACGTAAGTGCCTTCTTCCCCGTTTAGAGATACGTTTTTGTCCTCTATGTTGACCCGAAGAATGTTCCCGCAACGTCAACCCCGCAAGCTTGATTAATTGGCGTGGGTGCTGATAATATGAAAAACTTCCAATTTCAGATAATAATTCGATAATCGTTGCGTCTCCCATACCTGGTACAGTAGATAGCCAGTCATATTCTTCAGAGTTTTTTGCTAAATTGGTAAGGCGACTCATGAGCTCTTTGATTTCATTCTCAATCTCACGATAACGACGGACTAATGTGGCGATCTCTACGCGGGCCATCTCTAATCCTTCTGTTACTCCAATCGAATCTAACGCAATTTGAGTTAACCGCATCACCTTATGCTTCTGTGGTGATGTAATCCCTTCTACTTGTCGATAATCGTGTAAAAGCTCCTCTACTGTCTTTCCAACAACATCGCAAGGTAACGGTGTACATTCTAGCGCTGCCATCGCCGTTTTTCCGAAAGTAGGAAATACTTTTGAGAACTCAGGAAAATAACGATCTAACCAGCGAATGAGCTTGTTTCGAATCGCAATTTGTTCTTCTACAAACTGTTTTCGCAAAGTAGTCCCTACACGAAGTTCCGCCTCCACACCGGCTAAAATACGTGGATAACTAAATCGACCATCTTTCACAAGACGGGCAATCACAAGAGCATCTTTTGCATCATGCTTCGTCTGTAAATTATCATCTAACTCTTTGGAACGCTTCACATGCATCGGATTTACCATGACTAATGGAATCCCTCGCTCCGTAAGGAAATAAGCAAGATTCAGCCAATAATGTCCAGTAGGCTCAATCCCCACAATTACATCTGTTTTTTTGTATTCTTCCATTGCTTCTAAAACACTTCGATAAAAAGTTTCAAAGCCTTCCTTTGATTGTAAAACTGGAAATGCCTTCTTTAGTGCACGTCCTCGGACATCAATGAAACTAGCGTAGTGTGTTCGTTTTGCGATATCCATTCCAATCACGAGAGTCATTTCAGTAACTTGATTAATTTTTTCATTCTGATTACAATCCATATGAAGCCTCCTTGATTATGAATTAGGGGTCAATTTCGTAATTTGACACCCCGCATCATACCAAGAGGCTCTTTCACATGCAAGCCCACCGAAAACCTTCAAACAGGAATTCTCCTTATTAGAAACCTAAATTTGCAAGCCTTTGATCCGCTGTTGTAAATTTCAAAACCTTTGAATCACCTAATAAACGACTAACTGTTTTAGCATCGTATTTATTAAAAAGTTGTTTTCCAGTAAAGTTTGTTGTGGTAAATGTACTCATTCCTTGTCTAGCGTTTGATACCGCATATAAAAGACGTTGAATGAAATCAGATGCCTGTCTATTTGAATCCGTTGATCCACTTTCTGCCCCAAGATCATCTAATACCACGAAATCAGCTTGTCCAATTAATTGAACGAAATATTGCAATGTATATTTACTACTCTTATCATCGAAAGAATCCATAATCATCCTTGTTATTGCTTCTAATTCAACGTACAAGCAACTTTTCATAAGGTGATAGTTTTCTTCTCCTTGACTGATATCCCAGAAATACTGATTCAATTCATGAAGCATGCTGTATGCTAGGAAACTTTTTGCCGTCCCTTGATTTCCTGTAAATACAACTTTTCTAATTTCTCCGTTCTTTAAATCCTCCAAAGTTTCTTCTACAGCTTTCTTGTGACTAGTCGTTTCATCACAACCGGTTCTGTAATCAGATAATCTTGAAAGAGGAATTTTCTTATTTGTAATAACACTAGCCTTTTCCAGCATGTTGAATTTCTGTAAACGGCTAATCTTCTTATAATGAGCGTTAGCTTGTTCTTCCAAAACCTTATTGTTTTGCTCAACTACACATCTTGGACAAACAGGTTTCCCTTGATAAATAATCATTTGAACTGGCTTAATGATGGTTTGTCCACCTATTTCATAAGAGTGATTCATACATTGATCAGAATGGTAATTCACCTTCGATTCCAGGGATTCCGTCAGTTTTTTCATTGGTGTTGCCATTTCTATTCGCTCCTTTTTTACCTTTATTCTTAAACTCTATTTCTGCTGCATTAACATCAGCTAAAGTACGAATGTTTTTATTAACCCACTGTTTTAAAATCCCCTCAGCATAATTCCATTTCTTCTGCTGTTTCAAAGCACGCTCCATAGCTGCTTGTACAAGTTCTTCGCTTGTATCGTTTACCCATTGCGAAATACTTTCGGCTATGAATGAATTTAAAATACCGAAATTATTTTCGTAGAAAGAGAAGATGCTACTACTACTTACATTCTCTGTAGTATTCTTTGTAGTAATCTCTGTATTTGTCTTTACTTTAAAGTCAGGAGCTTCATTACTTTCATGTGAAGAGGTACCTGATTTTGAAGTAACTACCCTCTTTACTTCAAAGTCAACAGGGTCTTCTTCGACTTGTTGATACATACTTGATATGCTTTTTATTTCACTTACTTTAGGCTCAACGAACATTACATTATTTAAAATGATTTCATTTACAATAATTGTTCTAAATTCGATTACGATTAAGTTCATATCCACTAATAAGTCACAAGCTCGTTTAACTTGTAGTTTTGAAAATCCAAATGTTTCTGCTAATTGCTGATAACTCTTTTGTAACTTATCTGATTTGAATTTTTTCTTATAAGTAACCTTGCCAGTATATTCATCTCGAATAACTGTAGGACGATACCAATAGACGATTTCACTCAATACCATAATTGCTACAATGTGAGGCTTACCATTACTAAAAGTGATGTAATTAAACCATTCATGATCCACTACATTACCTTTGAAATTTAATCCACCAATTTCAGTTACTACGTTTGCCATAAATATTTACCTCCTAATACAAACTGCCACATATGCTTGTCCACTTTTGATTATTCGTTGGATTTCATAATGCGGATAACCAACTTTGAAATACTGTTCAATCATTTCCTTTAATTCGTCCTTGCTCTCTGCTAAGTTCCAGAATTTATTAGGTAATAGCACTTGATATTCAGTTAAACGCATGTACTATTTCCCTACTTTCCGTGATATACTTATAATAAGTGTTTTTTCTTAAAGGACCCACTGCCATGGGTCTTTTTATTTTGTTCTACGTCACTCCAAGCCCATTGTTTTATTGGCTCATAAGTGATGTAAAGTAACCATGAACCGCATGCGATTAACATTGCAAATATGACTAATGATGTTGTATCTTCCACTAAATCACCTCCTTATTTATCAAACGGTAATTTTGTTAAAAACCTGAAATCCTATTTTAACTAGCATTTGTTCCCACCTTTTGTGCTTCTACCCATTTAAGAAAGTCTTCCGCTTTAACGCGTTTGCTTTTTCCAATTACAATTGTTGGGAAGTCCTTTCTCTTCATAAGTGCGTATGCGGCTGATCGAGAAATATTTAAGAATTCCTGTACATCCTCCGCTTTCAGTGAAAATGGTAGTTGTTTAATTTGGTACATTTTTTTCACTCCAATCATTTTTTTAAGTTTAAATATGGATACACTATCTTATAACGTCGCCCTCGTTCGTAGCCCTAAGGGCGACTTAGGTTGTAAAAAAAATCTCTCTCACTTTATTAGATCACTAATCGATACACCATAAAGTTCCGAAAGTTTTTTTAGTTTCTCTACTGATAATCCTGATTCTCCTTTTTCAACGTTATGATAAGAACGTTTGAATTTCAGACCTAAAGCTTTTGAAACGTATTCTAAAGAATAACCATTTTTTTGTCTTAGAGATTTAATTCGTTGTGTATTTAGCATTTTAAGTCACCACCTTCAACTTCTAAACTTAGTATAACCAAAAGTAGCCCTAAAGGCAACTTTTTATTTTCAAAAATTTATTTTTTATTTTTACGTTGCCATTAGGGCTACTCATTGTTACATTTAAACTAGATACTTTTTTACAAGTAGTGCGAAAGGATGTTATAGATGAATATCATAGGGGAGAGAATATTCGAGTTAAGAAAAGAACGAAAACTAACACAAGAAAAAATAGGCGAAAATATTGGTGTGAGCAAGCAAACTATTTCCAAATATGAAAAAGGGACAAAAATCCCCTCACGTGAGAACATTGAAAAATTAGCTGATTTCTTCAATGTTCCCATTGATTACTTATTCGGGAAAAGCGATAATTCCATTAAAAGTAGCAATAATATAAAAGAAATATTTGAAAGTGATGAATTACATTGGGATGGAAGAAAGCTGTCTCCTGAGGAAATTGAAAGCGTCAAAGCGCTTTTAGAAGTAGCTATCCAAAGAATGTTAAAACAAGAAAAAAAGGATTAGCATGAGGCTAGTCCTTTTTTTGGTTCCATTTGCTGCATGACTTCACTTAATTCATTATCAGTAATGAATCCTTGTTTATGTATTTCTTTCAAAGCATGAAGAGTATCATTTTCTGAGACTGTATCCCCTAATAAATATTTAATCATGGATTTTATTTTTTCTTCGCCACTTATTAACAATACGAACTCCTCCATCCCAATAATTATGTGATTTTTTTAACAAACTGTGCATTTTTGTAACGTTTTTCAAAAATGCATACCCCTTAAAAAGCACTCAAGACGCTACTTAGTAGTAGCGTCTTGAAAAATAATTTATAAATTTCTAATGAGTTCCCGGATCAACCATTAGATATGTAGTTTCTACTTTACTTGAATGTGCTTGTGAAGTGTCTTTGTTTTGTTCAACTACTCCTAGTAGTCCTAAAACACATATCATTGTAAGAATAACTTTTTTCAACCTACTTCACTCCCTCTTTAATTAAAAGACGTGTTACCAAATTTGAATAGAATACATTCCCATTATTAGCGAATTTTTCTAAAGCCTCTTTGAGAACCATTATATCATTTCTATCTACAAAAAATAAATAATATAATTTAAATGCAGACAAAGTTTTCCCTTGTTTTTTTAAGTCTTCAAAATAAACTCTAGCTTTAAGTCCTGAACCGAATTTAGCATCAAAGAAAGCTTTTTCCGCTTCTCCTACAAAGTCCCAATCTATTTTATCTACATTTATTCCGTACTCAATTCGCAAAAAAGCTAATGTACTATGAACCGCACGATACATTTTACTATAAGTAGTAATGCCTAATTTTTTTATTAACTTTAGACTTTCCAAAAAGTAGGTTTCCGCCTGAAAAGGATTTTCAAATATAAAGGACTCCCCTAAGCAACTCAAAGCTTTGGCCTTTATAACTGAATCTTCCGGAGCGGATTTTATTATACTATTACAAATTTCCCTGCATTCTTTTATTTTATTACTAAACAAATTAATATGAGACTTACGATCATCATGTTGCAAATCCAAATGCTTCTTTATAAATGTATTCTCTACTAATGGTAAGTTTTGATCGATCTTTTTAGAATACGGGACCATAGCCATGAAATTACTACTATCATACAGCGCAAACCCATGTAACATGTCTACTATTATTTGATAGTCAACATTTTTAGAGTATGGCAATTCATCTAATTTCCTTTGTAATTCTTCTCCTTCTAATTTATTCAAATTTCTTTGGTTGTATATATCATACAAATGTAGATATTTGTTTATTTTTCCTTTTTTATCACTACCTATATGTTTTTTTATTAATTTTTTCATTAATTGATATTCACCGACTGTTTGGCAGTAAGACAGTGACTTTTTTATGTTTAAATCACTCTCGCAAAGCAACATAAATTCTCTAATCTTCTTTCTACGTTCAGTCCATTTTGGATACAAGTCAGGAGCAATTAATAAGAATGATTCTAACTTCATTTCTTTAATTTTCCCATTTAAAATCCTATTAAGATTAGTTCTATCAATCTCTGCTTTTTTAGCCAATGTACCAACATCCAACTTAAGATAATTGATATGCTCCTGTAAGTTCTTGATAAAGCTCTTCATTCTAAAATTCCCTCCCAAATCAGAACCCAAAACATATCCCTTTTTTCTCAATAGGAAAATGAATCATAATTTTCTTTACACTTATGAAGTATGCTATACTATGTACTGACTCATGGAAACTTTCCCTATCTAGGCTAGGGTTAAATGTTATAGCTGTGTGGCCTCACATCTATAACACCGTGGGTCTTTTTTTATTATTTCTTTCACTAAATTCAGTTTATCATAAGATTTAGAATGTTCGTTCTGATTATGGTTAAATCATGTTGAGAAAGTTTTTTTCAAAAATTCTATTTTTCATTAAGAATATTTTACCACCAAAAGAACGTTTGTTCTATATATTTTTTGTCCGATTGTCAATTTACATGATATTTACTATTATACAGACAAATTTCGTGACATATATAGTCTAAAAATTCTCATGTATTTATACTGAAACTATGAATACATTTGGAGAAAATCTAAAAAAGTTTAGAGCAAGTCGTTCCCTTACTCAATCAGAGTTCGGCGAAAAAGTACAGCTAAGTCGTAGTCAAGTTGGTAATTTAGAAATCAACTATAATCAACCTGACCTCGACACTCTCGATCGCATTGCAACATATTTAGGTGTTTCTGTTGATGCGTTAATGGGTAGAACGAGTACACCACATGAAAAGAACATAGCAAATGCCCTCGATGAAATTCAAACGGTTTTCGCAGGCCTGGATGAATCTCAGCGAGAGCAATACTGCAAACAACTCGTTTTATATGCAAAGTTCCTTAAAACTCATAACGAGCTGTTATGAGTCGATTGTAGTAGAAAACATTTCCAATCGCAACGGTAAAAATTAACAAATTTTTATCAACAAAAAAAGAGAGCACTTAGCTCTCTTTTTTATATTCCTGTGCCTGGGTCTTTTATGTATCCTCCACCTACCCCAGGATCATACATCCCCATTCCGCCACCTGGATCTTTCCAATACCCTCCACCCGGATTTGGGTCATACTTCAATTGACTTCCACCTAAACCGCCTGGATCAAAGTTATCTCTTTTCATTTTCTTAAACCTCCCGGTTCTTTTCGCCATCCACCACCTGGATCAGTTGTATATCCCCCGCCTGGTCCTGGATCGAAAATACCCATTCCTGTCCCCGGATCGTATAACTTCCATCCGGTACCAGGTTCCTGTGATTCTTTAGAGTGTAATAACATAATTACCATCCTCCTGGATCAGTATTATTTTTTAAACCTCCACCATCTGGCTCGTTCATTCTATGTCCACCTGGTTCTATTTTTAATCCTGTGCCCCCATTACCTGGATCAAGTACTAATGGACTTCCAACTGTTCCTCCTGGGTCAGAAATCACCTTTGAACCTCCCGGTTCTTTTATGTAGCTTCTCATAATCTCACTCTCCCCTTTCTTTTATACACTTGTCCCCGGAACATAAATTGGTTTCCATCCAGTTCCTGGATCTTCGTTGTATTTCCAACCACCACCGCCTGGCTCGTTATGCCAACCTACACCAGGATCGGTTACTCTGTGACCACCAGGGTCCTTTGTAAATCCCTCCATATTTTCCCCTCCTTTATTTAATATACAAATATTGTAGCTCACTTCTTTTATATCTGTAAATTTCCTTTTACAGAAATTAGGCTTACATGCTATCATTTCTTATACCACTACCACATATCACAGCTTGTATCTAGAAAACGACTATGACGAGGTGAAAAATCATGGCATACTTTCGTAAACGTGGTGAGAAGTGGTCTTTTACTATGGATGTCGGCAAAGACCCTATCACAGGTAAACGGAAACAAATCACTAAAGGTGGTTTTAAAACAAAGAAAGCTGCTCAAGAAGAAGTGGCTAGGGTCACAAATGATTTAGCAAATGGAGATTATGAGAATAGTGATATTCGCTTTTCTCAGCTCGTAGAAATCTGGATGCAAGAGAAAGAATCCTCATGTAGACCATCAACATTGTATCAATACAAACGCATCCTACGCTCGCGTGTAATGCCTGAATTCGGCGAGAAGAGGTTATCAGATATAAAACCTCTGACTGTTCATAATTTTCATCAGAAGCTACTTAAAGAGGGTCTAACAACCAAATACATTTCATCCGTTGATGTTATGTTAAAACAAATCCTTGATAAAGGTGTAGAGTTAGAAATGATTAACTCTAATCCTGCTAAGAAAGCTAAGCGGCCAAAAGTTAAAAAGAAAGCGCAAGCTAGTTGGACAGTTGAAGAAGCAATGAAGTTTATGGAGTATGCAAAAATACAAGGAAGCTATTATATTGCATTCGTTTTAGCATTGCATACAGGTATGCGTATTGGTGAAGTATTAGCTTTACAGTGGGATGATATTAATTTCGAAAACAAGACTATTCATGTACAAAGAACATTAACACTTGTGGATGGTAAGTATGAACTAGGTGAAACAAAAACTGAAGCATCTAATCGTATAATACCGATGACAGAAGAATTAATGGGAGAGTTGTTAGAATATCAAAGTCATAAGAAGGAGAATTCTTTCGACTTATTAATTTGCACAAGAAATAAAAAAATCGTGCATCCATATACGATACGCTATCAAATGAAAGCTTTGTGCGAAGCAATTGACGTACCGTATATTAGATTCCACGATATCCGAAGAACGTTTACAACTATTTTAATCGATTCTGGCGCAAATGCAAAGGTTGTTTCGAAATTACTTGGTCATACAAATGTTTCTACAACTTTAAATATTTATACTGATGTTTATGAAGAACGTCAAATTGAGGTAACTGAAATGCTAGGAAATGTACTGAAAAGTGGTCGAAGTGGTCAAAAAGTGGTCAGTGAAGAAAAACAAGAGGATTAA